ATCGTGTAGAAAAGATTGATGAGTTTATCAAAAAGATTAATAAGTTAGTTGACGATTAATATTGTTTGGTATATAATTACCATAGTATAATTGGAGAGAAATATGAGCCTCAAAGAACGACTTATTAAAAATAGCACTATTGATTTTACTTCAACTCTTACAGAGTCTAAAGTTTATAATAAAAACGATATGATTCCTACTCCAGTTCCAGGGATCAATATTGCATTGGGTGGAAGTATTGATGGTGGTATAACACCTGGTCTACTGGTACTTGCTGCACCATCAAAGCACTTTAAGACTGCTTTTAGCCTTCTCATGGCTGCTTCGTTTCTTAAGAAGTATCCTGATGGTATTATTCTATTCTATGATTCTGAGTTTGGTACTCCACAATCTTACTTCACTTCATTTGGTGTTCCTCTAGAATCAGTTGTACATACACCTATTACTGATATTGAACAACTTAAGTTTGATATCATGCAACAGCTAAACGAACTTAAACGTGAAGATAAAGTAATGATTATTGTCGATTCTGTTGGTAATCTTGCTTCAAAGAAAGAAGTTGAGGATGCTCTGAAAGGTTCTTCTGCGGCAGATATGTCCAGGGCTAAGCAATTAAAAAGTCTCTTTAGGATGATTACTCCTCATCTCACGCTAAAAGATATTCCTATGGTAGTCGTGAATCACATCTATATGACTCAAGAGATGTATTCAAAGCCAATTGTATCTGGTGGAACTGGAATTTATTATTCCGCAAGCAATATTTGGATCATTGGGCGTCAGCAGGATAAGGATGACAAGGAACTAAAGGGATATCACTTTGTCATTAATGTAGAAAAGTCCCGACATGTAAAAGAAAAATCCAAGATTCCAATCACGGTAAATTTTGATTCTGGCATTAATAAATGGTCAGGATTCCTTGACTTAGCTCTGGAAGCAGGTTATATTACAAAACCAAAGCAAGGTTGGTATGCAACTCTGGATAAAGAAACTGGTGAACTAGGTCCAAATAAACGTGCAGCAGATATCATTGACAATAATGACTTCTGGAAGACTCTTCTGGAAACAACAGATTTTGCTGATTGGATTAAAAACAAGTTTAGTTTGTCCCACGGTGAAATGATAGAAGAAGATGAATAGCAATACTTTAATAGAAACTTTCTATAGTAAAGATGGGAGAAAACAATCTCCCATCTATCAGACTGATACTACATTTTACATTGAGTTTTATCACGATGATGTGCTAATCAGTGCTGTAGAACTTAAAGAACATAATATTCATTATGCTCAATCTATTGCAGAAAACTTTTGTAATGGTATACTTAAACTAGATCCATGGAGGGCTAATGAGTCTATCAAATCTCATCTTCACAAATCTTGTAACCAATGAAGAGTATGGTAGAAAGGTAATCCCATATCTAAAAGAAGAATATTTTGAGTCTTATTCCGACCGAATCATTTATAAAACTATCAATGCTTATGTAGAGAAATATAACAAGTTTCCTACAGCAAAAGCTATTGAACTTGATCTAGATTCTCTCAGTCTAGAGGATCGAGTCTATAAGGACTGTAAAGAAATTGTATCTACTATTTCTGATAAAGATGATAGAGATCTAGAGTGGCTACTTGACAAGACCGAAAAGTTTTGTCAGGAACGTGCAGTCTATAATGCTATCATGTCAAGCATTCAGATCTTGGATAATAAAGATCCAAAAAACAACAAAGGATCCATTCCAAAGATCCTACAGGATGCTCTTGGTGTAAGTTTTGATACTCATATCGGACATGATTTCTTTGATGATTCAGATCCTCGTTTTGAGTACTATCATCGTACTGAAGATCGAATCCCATTCAGACTTGAATATCTGAATAGAATCACTAAGGGTGGTCTACCGAAAAAGACACTCAATGTCATTCATGCAGGACCACACGTTGGTAAATCACTATTCATGTGCTCTACTGCTGCTGGTAATCTTCTGGATGGAAAGAATGTTCTGTATATTACCATGGAAATGGCTGAGGAAGAGATTGCTCGCCGTATTGATGCTAATATTCTAGACATTCCGATTGAAGAACTCGACACTATCTCAAAGGAACTATTTGATAAAAAGATGGCACGTGCCAAGGGTAAGACCTCTGGTAAACTTATTATCAAAGAATATCCTACTTCAACTGCTGGGTCTGCCAACTTCCGCCATTTGCTTCAAGAACTAAAGCTAAAAAAGAACTTTATTCCAGATATCATCTATATTGACTATCTGAATATTTGTTCTAGCTCTAGATTGAAGATGGGTTCCAATGTCAATAGTTATACTTATGTAAAAGCTATTGCTGAGGAACTTCGTGGTCTGGCAGTAGAGTTTGAAGTCCCTATCGTATCTGCTACTCAGACAACTCGATCTGGTTTTGGGAACTCTGATGTTGATATTACTGATACATCAGAATCTTTTGCACTCCCAGCAACTGTTGACTTTATGCTTGCTCTAGTAAGCTCCGATGAACTTGAAGCACTAGAACAAATTATGGCTAAACAGTTGAAGAACCGATATACCAATCTTCATAAGTGTAAACGCTTTGTGATTGGTGTTGACAAGATCAAGATGAAGTTGTATGATGTAGAGGAATCTGCACAAGATCTAGTGGATGACTCACCTGTAATGGACAAAGGAGATTTTGGTGATCGTGAAAAAGCTATAAATAAAAAGAAGTCTAAGTTTTCTCTCAACGAGTTTGAAGGATTTAAATAATGAAACTTTATGAAGTCAAGCAGATTGATGATCTATTCTATGTCTTTGAAACCGCAAGTGAAAATCAAATCCGATGGTTCAAGGATAAGAATCAAGCTTGGAAATACTGTAAGTTAATGAACCGAGGACAACTTGGTTTCCAAGGATGGACTCCGGCATTCATTACTAAAGAATAAATAATAATAAAAACTAAAATACTAACTTGGGAGCAGATCGAAAGGTCTGCTCTTTTTTTTTAGTTTTATAAATATACTAAAAAGAAGGATCAGTTGGATGAAAAGATTTTTAGAGTTTCTAGAAGAAGGCAAGCGTAATGTACTTCATGCCTTCGACATGGACGAAACACTATTAGCACATGATTCTAAGCATCTTAAGATCCATATTAGGGATAATAATAATCATCTAATAAGAAGTCTTACTAACCAAGAGTTTAATAGATATAAACTGAAGCCAGGTGAGCACTATGACTTTAAAGATTTCAGATCAGCAAAGGTCCTTGGTCGTTCAGCTCATCCAATACATACAATGATTAATAAATTGAATAATCTCAAAAAAAGAGGTTTTAAAACTGAAATAGTGACTGCCAGATCTGATTTGGATGATAAACAACAAGTCAGAAAGCACCTTATGAAGCACAATATCAATATTGATACTACTCATCTAAGAAGAGCAGGAAACGTCGAAGGTAGTTCTACTGGTGATAGAAAACGAAAGTTAATTTCTGATTTGATTAGTAAACATGGATATAAGGAAGTTCATCTTTATGATGATGATATTGGTAATCATAGACATTTTGCAAAACTAAAACAAGAACATCTTGTGTCTCATATTGTAAAGCACAATGAAAATACTGGTAAAACAGCAATAAAAACAGTGAGGCACTAAGATGTCAGCAAAATCCGATGCTTATGAAAAGACTGTCGCTGATAATATCAACAGCGTTCCTGGTGTAAAAGCCATTAGGCCTCCTGGTGATACAGGGCTTTCAGATGTACTCATAACTCAATATAATAATAAATCTGCTCGTACTTGGGTTGAAGTTAAAATGAGTCATACTGATAATCTATCAAACCCTCGTGTTTTTTATTCTGATGGTAAATGGCAAACCACATATAAAACACCAGCAGCCAAAGCAGCTATAGATATATTAAATTCTTCAAATCAAGCTCAAAAGTTTATTCAAGATCTTGCTAAATTCAGTGGTATCCCAGTTAGATCTATAAAAGTACCTACAACTCAATCTGGTTTAAAAGAAGAAGGTGCAGTGCCTTTAATGGTTATGAAGGCATTTTTTAATCAACCAGGTATTAATAGATATATTGCAAATCAAGAAAACTACGATCTAGGAAAACTTGTTACAGAACATTATACAATAGGTAAAAAGGAACCTGCACATTATATGCAAGCAGGCGATGATTTTTATATGATAAGTTCTGCTAATCCACTAAAACTTTCAAATAAAATACCTCTATTAAAAGGTATAGGTGATTTTAAAGTTAGGGTATCAACAAGATCAAACTTTTATGAAGTTCAGGCCGAAATAAAAATATCTAAGATGCCAAATAGTAGTTTTTCAATGGCGCCTGGTACTAATAAAAATAATCCTTTTTTGAAGAAATAAGATATGATACCATTTTCAAAGTTTCTTATTGAATCACTAGATGTTGACAAGTTAAAACATTTAGAACATGCGGAAGATCACATCATCCATGGTGGAGAAGAAGGGTTAGTCCATGCTGCTGACAATCTCAATGATCTTCATTCTTTTCTTACTGGTGGTAAGTCTAAATCAAAAGTAACAACTAAGTATGATGGTTCTCCTTCTGTAGCTTTCGGGATTAATCCTGAGAATGGTAAGTTCTTTGTGGGTTCAAAATCTGTATTCAACGTGAATCCAAAGATCAACTACACAGAGGAAGATATTGACAGAAACCACGGTCATGCTCCAGGTTTAGCTCAAAAGCTTAAAGTTGCACTAAAGCATCTACCCAAAGTGATGCCAAAGGATGCTAAAGGAGCACCATCTGGTGTCTATCAAGGTGATTTCCTTTATGATAAGAATGACCTTGAAGATGAAGATGGTAAGTACAAGTTTGCACCAAATACTATTACCTATGCTGCGCCAAAAGACTCTAGTATGGGTCGAAAAGTAGGTGCATCACAGATGGGGTTTGTGATTCATACCAAATATAAAGGCAAGAATCTGGCTGATATGAAAGCGGGCTTTGACGTAGATCATTCAAAGTTTAAACAAGACCCAGACGTAAATCTAGTCAATCCAGAGATTAATGATACTTCTAAATCAGTCTATTCACCAGTCCAACAAGCAGAATATAATAAACACCTTGAAGCCGCAACTGAAAACTATAGAAACACTTCTTCTGATACACTCAAGAATTTAGGTAAGCATGATGCTTATATCAAACCCTACATAAATCAAACAGTCCGAGATGGAACAACACCATCAGTCGATGATTACAAATCATCACTAGAGGATAAAAGGGATAAAGAAGTTGCAAAAGTCAAGACCGAAGCTGCAAAACAAAAGAAGGCTTCTGTTTATGATGAGCTCATTACTGACCTCAATAACAACAAGCAGGACTACGGCAGAGCGTTTGCGATACATCATCATCTACAGAAAGCTAAAGATGTATTGGTTTCAGCTCTAGGTAATCCTACAGAGTTTGAACACACTGTCGGTGGTAAGAAAGTAAAACCTGAAGGGTTTGTTTCAATCCGTAACGGTAGACCTACCAAGCTAGTTGATAGAGCAGAGTTTAGTCGCTTGAACTTTGCCAATAATAGAGGTCGTGGTGAAAGTGCACCAACAGAACCAGATGCTACTAAACCAGATGAACGTGATACCAAGAA